ATTGTCCACTTCGGAGTTCCCAGCAGTTAAAGAGGTTTTTGACATCACATCACTGTGATGGGAGCCATTTCTAGTCTAGCTCCTTCCATTTTTTACCAGTATTATTTGGTCTAATATAGTTACTCATTTCATGCTCTTTAAAAGTATTTAATTTCTCTATATTAGTAGCAGATTTAGCTTTAATCATATCCTGTCTTGCTTTAGTATTTATTTTAATAATCTTAATTATATCATTAAGTAATCCACTATTCATTTTAAAATATTCATCTAAAGCGTTAGTTATTAATTCTTTCATATATGGAACTAACGTAGGACATTGTATCTTCTGTTTAGCATTACCTACAAATCCCACTTGAGCATTGGTAGATAAACTCAATACACAATATAAGTTAGTTCTGCAATCATCCCAAGTTACTTTTAATTTATTCTTTTGAGTATCACTCATAGATTCATTTACTTTACTTTGTATCCATCTACAGTAAGCTTCATCAAATGCATCTAAATGAGAACCATTATCAATAGTATTGGTATAGTTACAATATGTATTAAAAGTAGCTGGTTCATTATAAGCTTCATTAATACAATAAGAAAATGCAATATCCATATGGATATTCTTTTCTATATCTTCCATATCAACACTTGTTGTTCCATCATCATTTTCTGATAATACCTTAGTTGCTTCTATTAACTTATTATCTCCATTAATATAACAAACATCAGTTAAATCTTTCTTCTTTAATCCTGATGGTATTATCTTATTAATTAATTCAGAGAATGATTTAGGTTTAAACTTAATACTCTTTACTACATCTAGTCCATCATATACTGTAATAGTTGCTTTGATATTATTCTTCTTTAAATTATTTGAATTTAAATAGAATAATGAGTCAACCCAATTAATTACTTCATCTATAGGTAATTTCGCATCACTACCCATATATTTTTTAGATACTCTGAATTCTACTGTAGTACCTCTTAATCCTTTTTTATTCTTTTCTATTTTATCTTCTACTACTACACCTTCATTAAATTCTAATGTGTGTATAGTACTCTCTTTATCTCTATATGCTATTACTTTGAAATAATCTGATAAGGCATTAACTACTGTCATACCTACACCAAATTCTCCACTACTATCTACTCCAGCACTTCTAGCAAATTTACTACCACTTTGGAGAGTAGTCATAAATATCTTCATAGAGTATTTACTTTCATTAAAACTTCTTCCATTATCAGATACTTTAAGAATATCTGTATTTATATCATAAGATATATCAATAGTATTACCCGGTGATTCAGGGTCAATACATTCATCAAAGTTATTTTGAATAATCTCCCTAGCTAAATGAAATGCACCTTGTTCACCATATTCATTAATATACATATTAGTCTTTACTTGTATCTTTTGAATATCATTTTCAAGGTGCATCAATTCTGTATCATTGTACATAACATATTCCTTTCTTATTTTGTACTTATTTCTCTGTTAAAATAATAATATTATTATATACGATGGGGTATTCGTGGTTATAATAATATTATTAAACAAAAAAATATAGGGTATACGATTTCTCGTATACCCATATATAATAGAAAAGATAATAGTTAATTACATGGAACCCCAACTTCCGTATGCATCTGATGATGTTCCACCACCATTACCTTTATTCTTCTTCTTATTCTTCTTTCCACCCATTATATTAGACTGCTTTTCTGCAATCTTTCTAATTTTCTTATAACGCTTCTTATATAAGCCCAGTAATACTCCAGTCTTAGAGAATAGACCAAGCATTTCTTCTCCACTGTTAGTTGCAACAGATAAGAACTTAGCTTGATCATTAAGTTCTTTCATATTATTGATAACTTCTTTGAGATGATCGTTATCATAGAACTGAAGTGGAATCTTTGAACCACATCCTCTACAAATTGCATAGTCACCAACTACATCAATATTTGGGACTTGCTTTCCTTTCTTATTTATTCTCCAGTGAGGACAACTTGCCTTAGCTGTCTTTGTTTCTTTCTTATCCTTGCCTTTAATCTTGCCTTTCTTGTTTAACATTGCAGTTATCTTTGTTACTAATTTGCTTTTCTCAGCCATCTCTTATTTCTCCTTATTAAATGAAAACTTTGTTATTTAGTTACTCTAAAATAATATATAGTTGATTTCTCTATTTGGTTTTATTTACCCTTAATACACTTAATCTTATATGTATCTGGGTGATATACAAAGACATATTCTATTCCGTATTTCTTACAGAAATCTGGTGGTAATTTCAAATCACATATAGTGATTGCCTTTATATTCTTCTTTGTTATTTCTTCCAATATTACCGCATTCAATTCATCAGTAATATGATATAATGAATTCTCATCAGATAATAATAATACTACAGACTTCTCATCATAAGTACTATTATCTAAAATACTATTTGCTTTCTCATCACCTTCTCCAGCGTTAATAAATATTCCTATAGTTGGAATAAATCTCTTATTGAAAGTGATACCGAAATGCTTAGTCTTTACTTTATTCTTAACTCTTAGAGAATCATAAATCTCTTTAGCTTCAGATAATTCATCATTATCTAATTCTTTAAATACTACTTTAGGTTTATTATTCTCATCAACTCCTATCATAATATTATGATAAGTATCATTATGAATATCTCTTAAAGTTAATTTAATCAATGCACTATAAAGTGAAGTATACTGAATAGCACATCCTTGATATTTATTAAAAGACCTAAATGTCTGGCAGATATTAACAGCTGTCTGATTAGGAAGATTATAAGAAATCAATTCATAATCATCAGGATTAAAGCTAATATAAGCGATATGATAATTTACTTTATTATCACCTTCTCTTTCACTTAGCTTTATAGCTGTCAACTTCATATTCTTATTACTATTAGAGAATTTAATATCTTTACAAAGTTCATAACCTTGTATTGATACTGGAATTTCTCCATCAGTAATTTTTAGTTCATCAATAGGGGAGCAGATTTTATCTACTCCACCACCTAACTTTACTTTCTGTCTCAGAGCTCTACAAGAGATGAAATCAGAATTATACTTATCGGTATATACTGACCATACATGTGGTTCAAGCGGATTACCGATTACGATATCATACAACATAAATTACACCTCTTATAAATATTTCTTAATAGACTCATCGTGACTAAGCATAGCATTAATCACTTTGGTTATCTTAGGATAATCATCAGGAACTAGTGTAGATAGATTATATCTTCTATTTCCATCTTTACCCTGAGCATCATCTCTTTTTCTACCATTAACATATACATTGATGATAGACTTAATGGCATCAGACTTTAATCCTTCCATAACTTTAAAACACCATGAAGAAATATCTACATAGAGAGTCTTCTGAGCTTCTGTAAACTTACTGAATCTTTCTTTTCTCTCTAATAGTGCAAATGTAATAAACATCGGATAATATTCCTCGTCTGCAATTAATTCCATTATAGTATCAAATGGAACTGCTACACCCTTTGTGTGTTCGTATAAGCAATCAAAGAATGATCTAATCCTGAAGAACTGAGAAATTCTTAATGCTTCATCACAAGGAATGATTGATAATACATCTAATGATGTAGCAGCATCAATTCCCGCTTTAGCAAACTTCTTTAATCTCTTCTTAAGAATTACCTGAAGTAATTCCTGAATATCTTCCATGTTATATACTTCTGCATTTTTATCTTCTGCCAATCTCTGATCATTTAACTTCTTAGCTTCAGAAAGAATTTCATTTATAATAATAGGAAGAAGTTTAATATTCTTAATCTTATTATTCTTTACTTCCTTCTTTAATGCTTTAATGAAGTCATAATCAGTAAGCTTCTGATAAATCAGAGTCTTTACTTCCTGTACATTTTGCTGTTGTAAGTGACCATACTTAACAACAAACTCTATCACATCGGGAAGTAAATCTATCAGAGACATATAATAACTCTGCTTTACTTCTTTCTTACTATCATAGAAATTTGCATTTTCTTTCTTATACTTCTTATAAGACATTTTTGCAAATTCCTTTACATCGTCATTGATCTTAATATTCTTTGACTTTGTTTCGTTTCCCATTCGGAACCTCCTAATTAAAAAATAATTTTGTTTTGTATAATAAATCAACAACTTAGATTTTTTATACTAGCATCATTTACAAAGATGTAGATAAGCTGATAAATTATTATCAGCTTATCCATTATAATATTAATTTTCTCTATGTCTTTTAAATATGCTCTTAAGATCTATAGTTGTTGCTCTATCACTATTATTCTTTTCATCAGATATTTTTGATGATAAAGAATTGAGCTGCACATTATTAATTGCATTTTCCGATTCCATAATCTTCTGCTTTGATTCTATTTCATCAATTCTATCAGAAATTATGTTAATCTTATCATTGACTGGTGTTAATCCGCTCGCGATCAAGAATGCATTATTTGGCATCTTTCTATCTTCATTGATATATATATGACTAAATGAATGAATTGGATCACCCATAAAGTCTCTTATCTTTGGTATATTATTATCAAAATCTTCAGCCAATACCTGAGAGATATTGACAATAATACCTGATGCCATAATCTTCTTATCTCTCTGAGATTCTACATGAGAATTCTTCTTGATATCATTTATGAGCATTTCTTCTATACTCATATTATCAATATCCTTCTCATTAAAATCTTCAGCTTTAGCAACCATTATTCTACCACCGAAAGATAATAGTCTTTTTGCATCCATATTATCAATGCTATCCAACTTAGTGGTATAATTATAGTTACATCTGAGAATATTAATATCTTCTACTATATCCTCATTTACCTTACCTAATAATTTACATGATGACACTCCGTTATACTTATCATTATCATAAAGCATATAAGTTAAAGTATCTGGAGTATTATACAACTCATTCAAATACTGTAAAGTATTTACATGAGCGGATAATGCTTCTCCATTCACGGGTAAGATACCAACAAGTATTGCTTTAGTATCTGGAAATGTACCAGCAATAATCTCAGCTAATAATGGAGCTGTACCTGATCCAGTACCACCACCTGTGGAACTTACAATAAATACAACATCCAGTGGAGCTATCATGCTTACAATTTCCTGATCTTTCAATAGATTGGTGATTGAATTCTCAAGGTAATCCTTGGCAATTTCTCTATTCTTACCAACTCCTTCCGAATCACCTCTATCGCTACTTATTAATTTCTTCGGTACTGTATCTGGAACTGTCTCCAAATCTTTATCAGATGAGTTTATAGCTATTACAGGAATATTTAACTTTTCCTTTGCCAAACTAGCTACCTGATTTCCAGCGTTACCAATACCAATAATTCCTACTTCCAACATAAATAAATCCTCCTTAATTCTGTTTTGTATGTTGAACTATAAAGTTTCTTATTGTACATAATAATATCTATTATTATTTGTACTTAAAAATAGTATATAACTTTTTGAGTAAAGTGAAAATATCATATGTACTAAATATAAGTACATATGATATTTACTTTTTATTATTCTATATCAGGTTCTTTTAATGAATAAAATACATTATCATCTTTCTCTAACACAATAATTTTTCTTCTACCACCTTCGCCAACAGGGAAACTAATACCTTGAATAGTATTATCAGGTAATTCAAATAATAAATATAAATCATTATTATATTTTACTATAGTAAATATCTCCATATCTTTAATACTTACTTTAGTAATTTTATAATCATCATTCTTAATAAGTTGAGCCAATGACTGCTCATCTATTTTATAAGAAATATTATCCTGATATCCTATATAATTCTTAATACTATCAATATTTAATTTAATTAATTCATTTCTCAAATCATAAATGAACTGAGGTCTATCTTCAAATATATTATCACCGATAATATTAACATCATCTATTGAGTTATAAATTTCTTTATTATTAGTAATAGAATCTGGTTCTATATCAGTTACCTTTGATGTATACTTGATATCATCGGTAATGTCGAATTGTAATAATCCAGATTCATTATATTTATTAATAATACCCATCATAACACTTTCATCATGTCCAAACATTACAGATGCTGAATATACCAAGAATTGCAATATTTCTATATTATCAGTATTTAATGATTTATAAAATAGCCCAGTGGAAATAGCAGATGGTGTTATTGGCAATGGGGTTAATAATAAATCATAGATATCTGTTAGTGTATTAAATATTACCATATTAATAGATTCATTATCTATTATTTTCTGTAATATAGTATAAACACGAATTTTATCTTTCAATATATAAAAATAGAATAACTTGAATAATTCGGTATAATACTGCCTAGGAGTAAATTTATACATCAATTTAGGAATAGGCTTGTATATCAATTTAAAACTATTAATAATATCTACTATATCCTCTAAAGTTTCTGTTGGTTTATTTATAATATCAATTAATTTAGTATTATATGTAATAGCTTTTGTTATTATAACATCTGATTTCTCTTTAAGAGGTTTATAATCATCAGATAAATGTAGTTTATCTTTAATCATTATAAGCCTAGTCTTGGTAGGTAATGATAAAGAATTAGTATTATTTAAAATGAAATTAATATCATTATCATTTAACTTAAAAAAATTATAATCCATATAAATTCTTCTTTCTTTAATATAAGCTACTTATAAAATTAGACAAATTACAATGAGCTGAATAAGTTTTATCAATTTCATGATTCCAGAATTGTATATCACCAGATTTTAAATCAATACAAAATATATTACCAAATGGATCTAATCCAAATGGTAATAAATTCTTAGGAATAAATCTTTTTAAATATCTAAATACATTATCATCATCATCTTTATTAAATGATAATACTGATCCAAATACTCTTTCTCGATTACTGATCATGATACGATGCTTTTCTGGAGTAGCTGCATTATTATCTATAATAAATCTTTTAAATCCATTAGGTATTCTTATATCATATTCTTCTTCTATATCATTAAATATATTCTTATCTTTTAGATTAATTTTATATTTCCAATTCATAATTCTATCCACCCTTATAATTGTACATATGAATATCTTTTACGCATACTCGGATTTACTATCATTGTATCTACTACATCACCGATTGGTCTAACCGCAACAGATATTAATTTAAATACATCATTCACTATTGATTTTAACAAATTCAATAATGTAAATGGTTCATCTTCTTTATTATCTTTATATTCACGATATTCATCAAGATTCATATCCTGAATATATGCCTCCAATTTTTCCATAGAGGACTTGAGTCCATCCAATAATCCTTCACCTTGAACATCATTTACAGTCTTGATTATTCCACTAGTCATTTTAGGAATATTTATAACTAATAAAACAACACCGAGAGTTTTTAGATACCCTACTACGAACTTGAATCCTTTACTTTTCTTAATATTGTTATACTTAGTTTTTAATATATTAACTAGTCCTTTAAGACCTTTATTTATTTCAGGAACTTTCTCCCAAACTTCATACTTTTTAGATTTCATTCCTAATAATTTTAATATTTTATCTTTAATTGCTTTAAAGAATTTTTTAAACCAATCTAGTATTTTCTTTATTATACCAACTTTCTTCTTTTCTACTTTCTCTTCTTCTTCCATATAATAATGCATATCATTAGTATTTTCAGTATAACACGCATATACATAATCATTTTTAAGAGAAGATTGAAGTAATGATGTTGATTTATAATCAGTAATCAATTTATTATATTCATTCTCCATAAATACTTCAAATTTATTATCATTCATAAGTATCACCTTCAGTATATATTTTATTTAAATCATCTATTGACAAAGTATCTGTATTTTCAACTAGATGAATATAAGTACCTTTATTATTTATTTTATTATCTTTAGCCATTGATAGATATTTTAAGAAATCCTCATTCTTCTTATTTACTATCTTGATATAATTAGTTTCATTATTCATCATTATATCATCTTTGGCTTGTTCTTTTACTTTATCTACATCTTGAATTTTATGATGCATATTTGGATTATCTCCACCATCTTTTATCTCTATCTCCAAATTAAGAGAAGGAATATAAAAATCGGGAATATAAAAATGCTTGTTCCCATTATAATTATACCAATATGTATGAGGAGATGGAGCCATTAAATCATCTGCATCAAAATTCATTACTCTATCTAAAAATTCTAAGAATGATTTCTCGTAACTACCTGTATAAGTAAATTCATGTACATGATCTCTCCATAAATACTTACCACTAATTTTTCTATTAGCAAGCATCTTCTTCTGCTGTTCTGGATCATCAAGTAATGTAGTTTTACCATACTTACCAATCATTCTCTTTTTAAAGATTTCTCTGTATCTTTCTTTACATTTAGGATTATTACAAAATCTATTATATTTGTGAGTTATTTTATTCCATGATGTATTATTCTTACATATGATACAATTACCATGATCTTTACCAGTTCTTAAATAATAAGCAAATTGATCTGGAGTCATATTTTTTGGAATTGATTCAAAATGTTTCTTCTCTAAATGAGAAGCATAATCATCAGGATCATAACAAAAATAATCACAGAATTTGCAATAAATTCTTCTTTTAGAACTCATTGATTTTAATCCTCTCTAAGTATTAAAATAAAGTTAGATACATTCTTAGTATATATCTTTATAACATCAAAAAAAAA